GGTGATTTATTTAAGAATTTTCTAATAGAACCATCTTTAGCACTATAAAAAGTAACATCAAAATAAACTTCTCTAGAAATTCCTTCAGAAAATTTTTGATCTTCTTTTATCCAAAAAAGTCTTTTAAAGTCAAATGTTGGTATTGAATTAAGATTGACACTCAAATACTCTGAAAATAAAAAATTAGCAGTATCACCTGTATTATCATAAAAATCCAATTTAAAAAAACTTCTTGTTAATCTGTTTCTTTTATTGTTTATATCATCAGAAGTAAAACCTGCTTTATAAAAATCATTACCAAATGTAGATGAATCACTAGCAAAATTAAATCGGATGTTTAAATTTGAAAAATTAGAAGTCCCGTATACAGCTGAATTAAACTTTATGGTTTCTAAATCAACAAAAGGGTTAATTGTCGCATTAACCTCATCTTGTATAATTTTACCAACAACATCCTCAATACCATTGTTATCAAAACGCATATTTATGGGTATTCTAATAAACTTAACAGGTTGTGAAGTATTAGATAAATAACCTTCAGTAAAAAAAGTTTCCCCACTAAATGTGTTATTAATAGTGTATTTTTCCATTAATTAGTTTTAACCCTAATTTTAATATCCTTACTAGGAAATTTTATTTCAAACATCGCGTCTGGTTCACCAAATACAGTAAAATCTGAAGTATCTAAAACTCTAATTACTGGTGTTTGTGTATCCTCCACACTTAATATTGATTGTGCTGATTGATTTATTGAATAGTCACCTCCTACTAGATTACTCACTTTAATGTTAACCACATTTAAAACACCGGCTACATTATTAACATTCTCAATTAAATTTGATAAATAAATATCCTGACCCATACTCCAATTTCTAATGTCGAAATATTGAATGACTTTTTGGATACTATTGTTAACAACTTCAGAAGTATTAAAAGTTTTATCAACAAATAAGTCTATATCTAAACCTAAGTTAAATATTTTACCATCGTTTATTTCTACATAATCGTTTATCATTCTATAATCAGCTAACCAAGTGGCGATATTTTCTTTAAGTGTAGATGAACTGATATTACTTAGTGTACCATCTGAATTTAACCCTAATAGATTTATTGCAACTTTATTTGAGATTTCTTGTACGCTCCATCTAAAAGCTAAACCGTATTTACCTGGCATCTTTAATAATTGTGCAACATAATCTTTTATGGTAACACTTCTATTTTGTGAGGCAAAATTATATTTAACTAAATTTCTAATTTCATCTATAGAAGGTGATTCTGCCCCACCAACTGCTGGTATAGGATTGTTAACTCTTAAAGAGTTTCTAACAGACTGATTAATGTTACCATTAGGTCCGTTAACTACCATTTCATAAGAACCGACATTGGTTAAAATATTAGGTCCAACGTTAGAACCAGAACCGCCACCAACACGATATCTTATGTACATTGTTGTTCCAGCCTTAGGTATTTCACCCAAAGCTAAAGTATTTATAAAATTACCTGTATTAGCTAAGATTTGTTGTATTTGGGTGTTGTTACCGTCATTAACACCACTACCAAAAGTTATTTTCATAAATCCAGAATCAGTATATTCTGTTATAAATTTTTTACTTATTGATTGCCATTTTGCTGGTGTTATAGAATTATTATCTGAAATTATAGTATTATTGTCAATAAAAACTTTATCTTCAGCTAAAGAATCTACTTCATACCATCTTAAATTAGGATCTACAAAGGTATCAAGAGAAGGGTTACCATTAGTAGGGTTATCTAATGTAATAATGTTTTCAACTGAAAGTACGTTAGATTCTGGTAATGTTATTTGTAAAAAAGGTTTAATATCAAATGGTGTTATAGATTTAACAAAATAACTAGTTCTACCATTAACAACTAACTCTCTTTTAGTTAATGTATAATTAACCAAATTACCGTTACCATCAAAATTAGGTATTATTAATCTATTAGGTATACCACCTACAGTATAAGGTGATGAAAAATCAATATCATCTAAAGTTTCAAATACTTTACCCGCACCAGTGGCTTGAGCCCCAAATCTTAGTATAGGTGCATAGTTAATATCGAAAGTATCACCATATGTTGGTACTTTTACAGAAAAGTCCACTAACGTAACTGAAGGTCTAAAACCTGGTACTTTAACACCTAAAGTTCTAGCCATATTTAATACAGATTTTTTTTGTTGAGCAAAATCTATTTGAGTTTCATTAAACATCCTATCTGTTTGATATGATAACATATCAGCTACAGCAGCATTTAATTCAATTAACATTGAGCCGATTGAAGCATCACTAAAATCTGATAATAAATCAGGGTAGTATTTTTTTACAAAATTGTATAAATCAGTTCTTACATCAGCAAAATTCCTAGATAAATAATTTATTTTTTTCTGTGCCATTTTTACAATTGTATTAATACAAAATCACTTTCTTGGAAAGTATCATTTGTAACCGTGTATTCTAATTTTACGAATACAGCGTGTTCATTATCCTCATTAGTTGTAACTTGTAGGTTATCTATTTTTAAATTCGGTATATATTTATTTATAGCAGTTTGTATTTCTGCTCTTATATCAGAACTAACTGTTTCTATATTTGGTTCGAAAAGATATTTTCTTAAATTTGTACCAAAATCAGGCATATAAAGTCTTTCCCCTTTTGTTGTTAACAATAAATGCATTAAGTTTGACTTAATAGCTTTTTTGTCAATCTTGTTCATTTCAAGAAAAAACCCTTTTTCTGAATCAGCAAAAGGAAATTGTATGTTGATAAAAGTTTCCCCCATAGTTTTTAATATAAATATTCAAAAAATCAATTTATATTGAAAAAAATAATAGTAAATAATAAGCATAAAAAACCCCTCATTACGAGGGGTTAGCGTTTCTTAGGAAGAACAACCAAAACAATCAAAATTAGAATTTTCGGGTTTTGGTGGTAAATTCATTGATGTGTAATCAATTTTTGGTTCTTCGGGTTTTGGTTTAGGTTTTTCCATTTTACTCATATCAAGTGCTAAATGTTTAGCTCCCGTTGAGATAGCTTTTGTTCTTATATAATAACAAAGAGTTTTTAAACCCTTTTCCCAAGCGTGAAAATGACTAGATGTTATTTTAGATAGGGTTGGGTTTGCCATATAGATATTCATTGATTGTGATTGGTCTATAAATGGTGCTCTATCGGCTGCCATGTCAATCAATTCTCTTTGTGAAATCTCCCAAATTGTCTTATACTTTTTAATAAGATGTTCAATTCTTTTAACTTTGGAATTATATTTTTTATCTTCTTGGTCTAAATAGTTATTAAAGTTAATGTTTTGAACTGAACCTTCATTAAATATGATTTCATTTTTTAAATCTTCACACCAAACACCAATTTTTTCAAAATCACTAATCAGATATTTGTTAACAATCATAATCTCCCCACCAACAACTCTTCTATTAAATAAAGCTGAATGAGCAGGTTCAGTCATTTCGAATGAACCAGTAATTTTTGCTGAAGAAGCTACAGGCATCTGAGCCGTAAATAAAGAATTACAAACCCCATGTTTTTTAACTTCTTCTTTTAATTGTGTCCAGTCCCAAAACAAATCACCTTCATTTAAACCCCACATATCAAATTGGAAAATACCTTTTGACATCGGTGAACCTTTAAAATGATAATAAGGTTCATACTTACCTTCAACACATAATTTATTACTTTCAGTTATTGATGCGAAATAAATTGTTTCAAAAATGTTTTTATTTAATTTTTTAGCTTCTTCAGAAGTAAACTCATAATCCATTAAATAAAATACATCAGCTAAACCTTGTGTACCAATAGCTATTGCTCTCTGTTCAAGACCACCTTTTAAACCTTTAGATGTTGAATAACTGTTGATATTAATTACTTTATTTAAAGCTCTCACAACTTTTCTAGTTTCATCAAATAGGAGTTGGAAATCAAATTTACCATCAACAATAAAGTTTTTTAACACCATTGAGGATAGTGTACAAATTGCAGTAGTTTCTTCATCAGTGTATTGGTAAATTTCATTACATAGATTTGATTGTTTAATTACACCAATATTTTGGTGATTGGTTTTTTTGTTAGCATTATCTTTAGAACACAAATAAGGAACCCCAGTTTCTATTTGAGCTTCAACAACTTTACTCCAAATGTCTTGAGCTTTTACTTTTTTACCTAACCCCATTCTAACTGCTTGGTTATAAACTTCTTCATACTCTTCACCGTAACATTCTTGTAATGCTTTTAATCCGGCCTTTTTAATGTCATTCGGGCAGAATAGATACCAATCATCATTAGTTTTAACTGCTCTCATAAAGTTATCAGGAATCCATAGAGCCGTAAATAAATCACGTGCTCTTAATTCTTCGGCACCAGTATTCTTTTTGATATCTAATAAATCAAAAATGTCTTTATGCCAAGGTTCCAAATAAATTGCTGCAGAACCAGGTCTACGTCCTTGTTGATTAAAGAATCTAAGTGATTCATTAACAATCTTAAGATACTTTAGTAAACCACCTGCATATCCACCTGAAGAAGAAATTCTACTTTCTTTACTACGAATATTACTCATAGACAAACCAATACCAGCAGCATCAGATGAATAAGTAGAAATATCATTCATAGTACCTAGTAGACCTTCTCTAGAATCAGAATCATTGTAATGTAAAACACATGAAGCTAATTGTGGAACCTTAGTACCAGAGTTAATCATAATCGGTGTTGCTGGTGAGATAAGTTGTGAAGACAAAGATTTATAATATTCTAAAGCTTCTTCCCATGTATTAGTAACCCAAAGAGCAACTCTCATATACATATGTTGTGGTCTTTCTACTACTTTACCATTTGATAATTTAAGTAGATACATCTCTTGTAAAGACCTCCAAGCAAAGTAATCAAAGTTATAATCATTGTCATGATTAATAGCTTCATCAACAACACTTGGTCCATATTTTTCAACAATCTCCATTAATTTGTCATTAACAATACCCTCAACATGTAACATATGCATAGTATTTGAAAAACTACCGTCAGTTTCTTTATGATAAGAGGATATTGCCACAGAAGAAGCTAATCTAGAATAATCATGATGACTACCAGTATAAGCCGCAGCAATCTCATAAATTAACTTATCTAATTCTTTTGTTGTTATAATACCTTCAGTAGGTACTGAAGTTATAACTTTAATAAAAATTTCATCAGAATTAACATTTAGTCCTTTTGAAGCTCGTTTAATTCTGTTATATATTTTTTGTGGGTTAAATGAAGCATCATCCCCACTTCTTTTTTTAATTCTAAGTGACATCATATTTTTTTAATTTTAAAAATCGTCAGTAAAAGTAAGTGTTTCGTTTAATTTCGCCTTTTGGTACTCAACTGTTCTTGACTCGAAGAAATTACCTTTTGTTTCTACTGCGATTTGTTCCATGAATTTAAATGGTTGTTCGACGTTAAAATGTTTTTTACATCCAAATTTAACAAGTAAACCGTCAACAACAAACTCAAGATATTGTTTCATTAAATTAGAGTTCATACCAATTAAAGATACAGGTAGTGATTCAGTAATAAACTCTTTTTCAATTTCTAAAGCTGATAATAAAATCTCTTTAATTCTTTTCTCACTAGGTTTGTTTTCAACATGATTGTTTAACAAATGGATAGCAAAATCACAATGTAAATTTTCATCTTTAAAAATTAAAGCGTTAGCATTACAAAGACCTTGCATAATCCCTCTAGATTTTAACCAAAAAATAGAACAGAAAGAACCTGAAAAGAAAATACCTTCAACAGCTGCAAAAGCTACTAATCTTTCTTGGAAAGAAGCTTTTTCAATCCATTCTAAAGCCCATTTAGCCTTTTTCTGTACAGCTGGTAATCTATCAATTGCATGGAAACATTCGTCTTTTTCTTTTGGGTTTGTGATATAAGTATCAATCAAAAGGGAATACATTAAAGAATGGATATTTTCCATCATTAACTGAAACCCATAGAAAAATTTGGCTTCAGGATATTGTACCTCTCTATAAAAGTTTTCCGCTAAATTTTCATTTACAATACCATCTGAAGCTGCAAAAAATGATAACACGTTTTTAACAAAATATTTTTCATTATCTGATAAATTTTCCCAATCACGGATATCACCTGTTAAGTCCACTTCTTCAGCGGTCCAAAATGCTGCCTGATGCGTTTTATAATATTCCCAAATATCATTATATTGAATTGGAAAAATAACAAATCGATCAGGATTTTCTTTCAAAATTTTCTCACTCATTTTTTTATTTTTTATGTAATTAAATTATTAATTTAAATTTGTTTGGCCTTGTTCTCTTCTTTCTTTTACCTTCTTTAATCTTTCTCTTGTACTTTCTTCTTTTCTTTCTTCAACCTTTCTTTCATATCCTAAGAAAGTATCTGAATTTTCAGTGTCAATAAACACTCTACCATTATCGAAAGTACAATCTTCGAAGATAACACCATCTTTACCAAACCTAGATTTTAAAACTGCTATTGTAGCTCTATTGCCTTCTTTTTGTGGTAATGTCCTAGCGATAGACATTATAAAGTGACCAATCTGAGCCTTTTTAATTGAACCCCCCATTTGGTCCCCAGTAACTACATCTGAAGATATTGAACTTCTATTTCCTTGTACTGCGGTCCATCCAACCATCTCATACTCAGCTAACATAGATTCAAAACCTCTCATAACATTACCTTCACCAGACCATTCATCATTATATCTTCTTGTTGATTCAACACAATCAATATAATCTAAAACAATGATATCAGGTCTAAATCCTGTAGAAATTAAATGTCTAACATAAGATTTTATATGATTCATAGTTATACCTTCAGAGGTAAATTTCCTAATAATCAAATCATTCTCTCTGTTACCAGTTCTTTCTTTAACCACTTCTAAAATTTCTTCCTCTCTTTCTTTAAAATCATTAAGAGGAATACCACTCCAACAAGCAGCATGTTTTCTTTTAATTACGGCTGGTAAATCTTCAAAAACAATTTGTAAGACATTATAACCCATGTTATAAGCGGTATTACTAATCTTTGTTAAAATAGTTGTATTATGTGTTAAAATAAAATCGTCAGTAACATACAGATGGTCATCATTTTCTACATATATACACTGTGCTTTTTCTTCATGTGAATATTTTACATCAGTTATAAATTTATTTTTACTGTATTTTGTTCTGTATTTAAATCTAGATATTTTTCTACCACATAAAGCCGGTATAATTCCATTATCAGGAAAACTAATATGTAAAGTATAAGATTTTCTTAAAGAACTATTTTCTTTATATAAATATTTTACCATTTTCTCTTTTACATTACAAGTACCCCCTAAAGATAAAACCAATTCTCTAACATCTAACATTAGTTGTTCAGAGACGGTTGAGTATCCTACTAATTGACCTTCAATCCAACCATCTGTATCAATTAAACCTTGTAAAACTTTTTCTCTAACCCATATAGAATTATATAAATAATTTTTAGGTATAAATTTAGTTTTACTATTAGTATTAAATAACCCCAAAGATTCAAATATACCCCTAGATTTTAATAATTTAACACGTTTAATTGATTTTATTTTAGTGATGACATCAAAGTCATCTTTAATATCTCTAAAATACTCATTAACTGATATATTATTTTCACCATAAAATTCTGATACATAATTAATTATATCATCGTCTTTAGTATCAAAAGATACACTTTCATTTATACACCCATCACCCAACATAACACCTAAAACATATGGGTCTAGTTCAATTTTTTGAAACTCAAATTCAATAGGTTTTATTTGTGGTATTAAATAATTTTTAAAATTTTGTTTTTTAGTCTTAATTTCTAAATTATCTTTTATTTTAGATAGAGGTAAAACTTCAAAATCATGATTAGGTGACCATTTACCTTTTATTTTTCTATTTCTTTTATAAAATTTATTAACAGACCATAAATGTTCTTCATCACATTGTGTTTTAGTACCATCCGAAAAATGGACGTCATAAATTGGTCTAACACCTTGTGGGTAAACACCTAAAACTTTTTGTTTTTTACCTTCAGAGCCCATAACATAATCACCAACACTAATATCACCCATTAATTTCCATCCACTGGGGGTTAAAATTTTTGCAGATAAAGGTTGTGCCTTTCCAATACCGTAAGGAGCCAATATAACACCTAACTCACCTCTAGACAATCCCCCATCGGTTAACTCATCAATACCACTTATTCCCGTAGGAACAGGGTGTCTAAAATTTTCTTGTAATACTGTTTCCCATTCATCTGCTATGGATGTACCATCATCCTTTTCAGCCCCAACAGATAAGGCTTCCTTCATTATTTCAGCACATTCTTCATATTTATCAAAATCACCACTTTCAATGATTTTAGACACTTTTTCATTAGCACTTTTTAGTTCTTGTTGACGACAGAAATTTAAAGATGTTTCTTGGACATACTTCCAATCCTCAACATCCAAATTCATTATTTCTTTTATAATCTCAAATACGTACTCTTGGGTAATCGTATCTTTGATTTCTACTTTAAGAATTGTTTCTAAAGTACTCCACGTTGGGACCTTTTCATACTTTTCAAAATGGTCTTTAATTGTTGCAATAATCAATCTAAAATATTCGTTATCGAAATACTTAGCGTGTAAAATATCTATAAGTCTATCAGCAAATTTTTTGTTTGCTGGATGTAAAATTTGATTTATGAGTTCTGTCTGAAACTTATAACCAAGGTATCCTAATGTAACTTCTTTTTTACTCATAAAATTTATTTGGTTGGTAAATATAAATAATCATTTATAGCTCTATTCCGCTGTATTCCACATCAAAATTTTCTTTAGATAGTGTATTTTGAATTTCTGCAATAATTCCTGGAATTAATTTTCTAATATCCACAGAATATCTAACTCTTTGTGGATAATCATTACCTCTAATTTGTGTGTGAGCAACAACTACTTCGTCCACTTTAATTTGGAAATCAAAGATGTCTTCGACTGTATTATCATCTTTAACGATGTCTTCAACCTTCTGTTCAAAATAAGGATTATACTGACTCCATAAGAATTCATAAGTCTTATTTTTTAAATCTCTTTTAATCATTTCTGTAACAGTTTTAGCACAATCAATAATGTCCATAGACTTTAATGACTGTTTGTTAAAATTTTTAACAGTAAAATACCGTTGGCAAATTATGTGCTTGTTGATAAAAAACACGAATTCAAATTTTTTCATTTTTTTTAATTTTTAAAGTTTAACTTTTCTTTTTTTAATAATTTAATAAATGGTTCCATAAAATTTAGATAACCGTTTTCCCCTCCAGGTATCGCATACATTACACCGTCTTCTAACATCATTTTTAAAACGTTTTTGTATTCTCTACCTTCGGGGTCTAATGGTAAATCTACTAAATTTTTAATAGATTCTCCAGCCTCTTCTGTTAATAAGGGGTTATTTAAATCTATTATTTTTTGATTTATCTCATAAAATGGTCCTCTATGCACTCCTTTTGAAACTCCGTTGATGATATTATCAATAACTTTGAGTGGTTTATTGCCCCTTTCTTCTTGTATCAGTTTGCTTTGTTCAAATATTTCATCCAAAGTAACCTTACGTTCTTTTAATTGTGGGAAATGGATTAATAATGTGTTCTCTGTTACACCATCAATACCTTTAATGTTGTCACTTGTACAACCCTCAATAATTTTTATTAACCCAGCATTTTGATAGTGGTGTTCAAAAAACCATTGGTAGTTACCAACACCGACTTCCATTTTTTTATCAGCTAAAAAGATTGTTACATCTTCATTAATTAACTGACATAAGTCTCTGTCATTGGTGTAAATCATAACCTCTTCTAGTTTCTTTTTACTTTGGCAATAAAACGCTATTAAATCATCTGATTCTACGTCAGGGTGTTCGTATTGTCTAATAAAAAGGTCTTCAGCATATTCTTTAACTCTGAGTTTTTGTAACTCGTAGTCTTGGTCAAAGAATCTAGGTCTATTACCTTTGTATTCAGGGTAATAATCTAAACGTAATGTGCCACCACGTTCACCATCCCAAGTAATGACTACCTTATCAATTTTATGTTCAACAATTATTTTACGTAAAGTGCTATAAAAGGCAAATATACCACCAATATGTTTGTCTTTATGGTAAACGTTCTTAGCCCCGTTATAAGAACGTTTCATAAGAACGTTACCATCGACAATTAGTGTTTTTGTTCTTTTTGGTTTACTCTTAGGAGTTCGTAGACCCATCTTCTGAGAATTTAAAGGGTCCTACAATATTTTTTCTTTGTTCATCTTCAGAATCTTCAACAACGCCTAAATCAATTAACATTTGTTTGTGTATATCACTAATATGTTCATCATATATTATTTTTTCAACACCTTGTTGAACTAACCAATAACAATTCATTTGTTCTCCATTAGTAGTAATAGAGTCGTTATTAAGTCTTCTTAAAACATCATAATTGATTTTCATTTTTAAATATTTTTAATATTACTTCAGGTTTACTAATAAAAACAAATCCACCATTAATTAATTCTTTTAACTTTTCAATATTTATTTTTTCTATACTTTCTTTTTTATGTTTTTTACCATAAAAAGGGTTTTTTTCACCACTTCTATTACACGTAATACAACAAGTATTATTTTTTACTGAATTATTAAAAGATCTTTTATTTTTATAGTTCATTTGTTTGTCACAAGACGGACACTTTTTTCGTACATATTATTTTTTTAATATAAATATATTCCAGCGTCAATTAGTCCTTAATCACCTATAAAATCTAAATCTTCAGAATCCTCTTCCAAACTAAAATCACCATTAGATTCAATACCTAATTTATTTTTCCAAAAATCAGAATAATCTTTTTTGTATTCTTCAATAGAATTTGGTGTATCTTCAATATAACCATGTGGTACAGCTAATATTTTACCATCTTTATAACCTAAACCATTTATATGGTTTTTTAACACTGAAATTTTAGTTCTAATACCAAAAGAAACTTTTCTTTTGTCTTTAGTTGCCATGATATGAGAAATACCTGATTTTTTTTGATTTCCAAAAAGAAATACTAAAGAAGATGCTAACCAAATAGCTTCACCACCTTTAGCTTTAATTTCAGGTTGACCAAATGGATTATCCGGTAAATCTACCCATGGTTGGTTAACGATTATTAATGAATTTTCATATGGGTAATCTTCTTTTTTAGATTTACTGATTCTACCACTAATACCTAAACCTATTTTATCTGATAAGGTTGAGGCATTATGCATTTTACCACCCTTACCGTCAAAAGTCATTTTACAAGGTACAGAACCAACTGAATCCCAAAGAAAAACTAAACTATGTGGTAAATCACCTTTTTCTTGTAAATCAATCAATTCGTTCATATAATCCGTAATTTGTTCAATGTAATCAAAATCATCACGGAACAAAAAGAAACCATCCCATTCACCGTCAGAATTTTCTTCACATTCTAAACCTAACTCTTTAGCGTGACTAAAAGACCATTTTCTTTCAGTTATAATAAAAACTGGTAAATGTCCTTGTTTTTGAGCACTTACAGCGGCTTTAACTAAAGCGGTTGTTTTAGATGAGTTACTATGACCTAAAAACATTGTTATACCACACATTACTGGACCTGGTAGACCACATGACTTATGAAATGCTTCACCACAATCATAATATTTAGTTTCTTTATATTTTGTTTTTGAACTATATTTTTCTTTAAATGAACCTAGAGAAAAATCTTTCTTTTTAATAGTCTTAGCCATGTGTTATTTTTTAGAATGGTGCTTCATCTTCATCTTCTTCAACAAAAGAAGAGGATGTAGGTTTATTTGATTTCTCAGGTTGTGGTTGTTTAAATGAAGTTTCACCTTCTGTTTCATCACCTTTAGCAATAAACTTACTAAGA